ATTGTCTTCAGACGCAACTATTATTGCTGTTCCTGATGTTTTGGTGGTTCAAAATGCCTATGCTCGTGCTTTGGTAGAGCGTGGTGAAGATGGTGGTTTGTCTTCTTCTGAAGCGTACCAGTTGTATAAAGCCATGTTGTCTGACTACATTGCTTTGGAAGGTACTCGTTATCCTGAGAATCAGGAGTTTGTGGCAGTATGAGCCAACAAATACAAACCTTTAGCGTTTCAGCACCAGCACTTTATGGTCTAAATACGCAAGATTCACCTCTTGATCTTGCGGCTGGATATGCTTTGGTTGCAACAAATTGCGTCATTGACCAATATGGTCGTATGGGTTCACGCAAAGGTTGGTCGAGGGTTAATTCGTCTAGCGGTGATTTAGGCGCTAATGATGTAAAAGTAATACATGAGTTAGTCCAAGCTGATGGTACTTTGACTGTATTGTTTGCTGGTAACAACAAGATTTTTAAACTTGGTGCAAGCAATGCAGTTACTGAACTCACCTATGGGGGGGGTGGTACTGCTCCGACTATTACTGATAGTAATTGGCAATGTGCTTCTTTAAATGGCATTACCTATTTCTTTCAGTCTGGTCACAATCCTTTGATCTATGACCCTGCTGTTAGCACTACAACATATCGTAGGGTTAGCGAGAAAAGTGGTTATGCAGCTACTGTTCCTGATGCAAATATTGTTATATCAGCATTTGGTAGATTATGGGCGGCAGATACAACAACCAATAACTCTACTGTTTACTTTAGCGACTTGATTTCAGGTCATGTATGGTCTACAGGCACTGCTGGCAGCTTGAATGTAAACAATGTTTGGCCTAATGGTGCTGACCAGATTACTGGTTTGGCTGCTCACAATGGCTTCTTGTTTATCTTTGGCAAGCGTCAGATATTGGTTTACGCTGGTGCTACTGCTCCATCAACTATGACACTCAGTGACACTGTTGAGGGAATTGGTTGCATTGCAAGGGACAGCATTCAGACAACTAGCACTGATGTGCTTTTCTTGTCTAACTCTGGTGTTCGTTCTTTGATGAGAACGATTCAAGAGAAGTCTGCGCCTGAGAGAGACTTATCCAAGAATATTCGTAATGACTTGATGACTGTAGTTTCTGGTGAGACACTGGCAAACATTAAGTCTGTCTATTCAGAGCGTGAAGCGTTTTACTTGTTGTCTACACCATCTACAGGTGCTGTATTTTGTTTTGATACCAAGGCTTATTTGCCTGATGGTGCGGCAAGATCAACAACTTGGGACTCTATAACGCCAACTGCATTCTTATCTAGGCGTGATGGTACTTTGTACATTGGTAAGAATGGATATGTTGGTTTGTATAGCGGTTACCAAGACTACCAATCTTCATATCGTATGTTGTACTACACGAATCATGCAGACCTTGGTAATCAAAACCAAACTTCTATTTTAAAGAAGTTGTCTATTGTGGTTATTGGTGGGACAAACCAGACTGTTACGTTTAAATGGGGGTTTGACTTTAGGACAAACTATTTGTCTTCAAATGATCTTATTCCATCGCAAGGTGAGTCGTATTATGGGATTGCTGAATATGGTGCTAATGCCACTGTAGTTGCACAATACTCTGATGGTGTTGCATTGCAAACCTTAACTGTTTCTGCATCTGGAAGTGGTAAAGTTGTTCAAACAGGGTATGAAACAGACATAAATGGGTCTGCTTTATCTATCCAAAAGATTGAAATTCAAGCCAAAAATGGCAAAATAAGTTAAAGGAAAAAATCGTGTCTAATTACACCAAATCAACCAACTTTGCCACTAAAGATGCTTTATCTTCTGGTAATCCTTTAAAGATTGTTAAAGGTACTGAGATTGATACTGAGTTCAATAACATTCAAACTGCTATTGCAACTAAGTCCGACACAGCAAGCCCTACCTTTACAGGCACTGTGGTAATACCAACTGCAACGATAACTACTGCAACAATAACTACTGCAAATATTTCAGCGGGTACGATTACTGGTATTACTGATTTGGCGGTTGCTGATGGTGGAACTGGTGCTTCTACTGCGGCTAATGCTCGTACCAATCTTGGTTTGGTTATTGGCACAAACGTACAAGCATGGGATGCTGATTTAGATACCTATGCTGGTAAGACTCCTCCTAGTGGCGCTGTTGTTGGTACAACAGATACACAAACATTGACAAACAAAACATTAACAAGTCCTAACATTGGTGGGACTCCTGTTATGAATGCTAGTGTAATTACATCTGGTACTGCTGTTTCTGCATCAGGTACAAGCGTTGACTTTACTAGCATACCAAGTTTTGTTAAGCGTATTACTGTCATGTTTAGCGGTATTAGTACAAACGGCAGTTCCCCCCTTATCGTTCAACTAGGTGATTCTGGTGGAGTTGAAACAACTGGATATTTATCTGTGAGTGGTAATAGGGCTAGTGAAACGACATTCACAACAGGATTAGTTGTCTCTTTAAATATGGCTTCCGCTCAGACTCTTTCTGGCGCTATGTACATAAATAACGTATCAGGGTCTTCTTTTGTTGCAACTTCTTTGATAACTATAAGTGATAACAGTATTATTTTCTCTGCTGGCAGTAAAAGCACTTCCGCAACCTTAGATCGTGTTCGTATAACTACCCAAAACGGCACAGACACCTTTGATGCTGGAACAATTAACATTCTTTACGAGTAAAGAGCATGATGATGCAAGACCCTGAATTTCGCATTACTCATCACTTCAGTGATGGGTTGTATGCCAAGGAGTCGTACTTCACGGCTGGAATGGCTATTCTGAAGCATACGCATAACTTTAGTCATTTGTCGATATTGGCTCATGGCAAGGTTGCTGTATTGCGTGGTACTGAGATTGATATTGTTTCTGCGCCAGCTTGCATAGAGATTGAGGCTGGTGTAACGCATGGCGTAAAAGCCATTACTGATTGTGTTTGGTTTTGCATTCATGCCACAGACGAGAAAGACCCGTCTAAAGTGGATGAGATTTTGATTAAGGGAGATTGATATGCCATTTAGTGCAGTATTAGGATATTTAGGGGCGCAAGAACAAGCATCTGCTACAGAAGCGGCGGCTAATACTTCTGCGGCGGCTCAACGAGAAGCGGCACGATTGGCGGCTGAAGCGGCTAGATTTCGCCCTGTAGGGATTACTACTCGCTTTGGTAGTTCTAACTTTCAAATGTCGCCTGAAGGCTACTTAACTGGTGCTGGTTACACAGTTAGTCCTGAACTCAAAGCCTATCAAGATCGTTTGATGGGTCTTACTGGTGGTGCTTTAACGCAAGCAGAACAGGCGGGTCAACAGTATGCACCTTTGCAAACTGCGGCTACAGGATTGTTTGGCTTGGGTCAGCAGTATCTTGCTCAGAGTCCTGAACAGGTTGCGGCTCAATACATGAGTAGACAACAGGATTTGCTTGCCCCTAGCCGTGAGCGTCAGATGGCTCAGTTGCAGAACCAGTTGTTCCAACAAGGTCGTGGTGGACTGTCTGTAGGTGCTACAGGCACTAGACCAAGTGGTGCGGCAGGATTGGGTGCTACAACTCCTGAGATGGAAGCCTACTACAACGCTTTGGCTCAACAAGATGCTCAGTTAGCGGCTCAAGCACAACAGGCTGGTCAGCAGAATGTTGCGTTTGGTACGGGATTGTTTGGCACTGGTGCTAATTTGTTGGGTCAATACCAAGCTGGTCAGGTTGGCGCATTGAGTCCGTTTACGGCTTACTTAGGTACAGGTCAGTCTATTGAGGAGTTGGGTCAACAACCTTTGACCTTGGGTGCTGGTTTAGGTGGTCAAGCGGCGGCTTATGGTGCTAATGCTGGTTCTAGTTTGCTTAGAGGTGGATTGAGTGCGGCATTGACTCAACAACAAGCTAATCAAATTAGCCCATTAGGTTCTTTCCTTACTGGAGCATCTAAAGACCCAAGACTGCAAACTGGATTTGAAAAAATGTTTAGTGATTACACAATGAACAGAAATATTGAGGGCGCAGTCCCACAAACTGCAAATCCATTTTATAGTGGCGCAACTCCATCAGAAATGGACAGAATGAGTTATGGATACTATTAAGGAATAATCATGGCATCAGAAATTCTTGGTTTATTTACTACGCCTGAACAGTACCAACTTGCACAACAGCAAGCGCAAGAGGCTCAGGCATTGCAATATGCAAGACTTGACCCAACGGCGCAAGCACAGTATGGGTTCTATCGTGCTGGTCAACAGTTGGGTGGTGCTATTGGCGGTGCTTTGGGTGGTGAAG